AGAAGAAGAGAACAACTCGGCACTAGTGGATGATCGGAGATTAAATGAGTACGCTTGTTTGGCATAAACTCGAAGAGAGTACTTATGAAGCTGGTGTAAGCAAAGGCGTTCTTTACAAGCCCAATGGTAGTGGTGTTCCTTGGAATGGTCTTATTTCAATGGAAGATGGAACTTCCACCGAACTAGAACCGTTATATTTCGATGGTGTAAAGTACGACGACGTCATTACTGTTGGCGATTTCTCTGGTGTGCTCAGGGCTTATACATATCCTGATGAGTTCTTGGAATGCGAAGGCATTATCGAGGACCAAACAGGATTCCAGCTAACTGCTCAGGGTCCAAGTAGATTTGGGTTGTCATACCAGACAAGAATTGGTGATGGTATTAGCCAGGATGCTGGGTACAAGCTTCATGTCCTGTACAACCTCACCGCGGTTCCGGCACAGAAAACTTATCAAACAATTTCTGATAGTCCGGAAGCTGTTGAATTTGAGTGGCAAATCACAGCCATTCCTGAAGAGGTAGGGTACTATCGTCCTACAGCACATGTTATATTTGACAGTCGCAGGCTTGATCCGTTCTTGCTTGCTGACGTTGAGGCAGTTCTTTACGGAGATGAAGAAAGAGAAGCGACACTTCCCACGCTGCAGGGTCTTTCTGCCTTTGTCAGGAAGTGGGAGCGCTTTGTTGTTGTCGATAATGGTGATGGTACATGGACGGCTGGTTCCGGTCTTGAGGGTGTTATCACGATGCTCGATGCCAATAGGTTCCAGATCAACACCGATACTGCTACATATTTGTCCTCAGATGAGTATCAAATGGAGAGCAGTGAGAAGAACGAGGAGGATCTGTAATGGCAATCGTGAACGGCTATACCGCCGAACACATGGAACAAATCAAGAACAACGTTATTGTTGATGGCAGTGTTATTGGTAATAATCTCGTTCTTGTTAAACAGAGTGGCGCGACAGTTGACGCCGGTAACGTTAGAGGAACACCTGGAACTAATGGTGTTAATGGAACTAACGGTTCCCCCGGCGTAAAAGGTGATAAGGGTGATCCCGGTACTTCTGGTGTTTGGTATTCTGCAGCTAGCCCCGCGGCTATTAGCCCAGTTGATTCAACCTATAAAACTTTGGCTAGCATTAACATTCCTGCCGTTTCTTATTCTCGACAGGTTTGTTTCTGGGGTCAGGTTTCGTTTCTTGGTCTGACCACCACCGTCGCGATTTATCGGGCTGCTATTCGTCTAGGTACTGGTTCTTCTGCTAGTCACCTTCCATGGTACTGTTCAGTGGACGGTCTTTCTGGCGCTATTGCGCTTTCCACCGGTCCCCTCGCGATTGGTGTCGGGGTGTCTCCTACATACAACTTTGTTGTTCGTCGCGACACCGGCTCTGGTGGACAGACCGATGGTGATCCTGCCCAGACTAAATTCTATGGACTCGTCACGACTGTTTAGGAGACATTGTGATCAGTGTCACCTCGCCAGGTTCGTTTGAGAAGACCACTCGTTTTATGCACAACATATTAAGTGGTCGAGTTTTTAGGGTTCTTGATCGCGGTGGACAAAAAGGTGTTGAAGCTCTTTCGGACGCTACTCCAATAGATACTGGTGAAACCGCAAGCTCATGGTATTACCAAATTAGCCATGGAAAAGGTTTCTATTCCGTCACTTGGTACAACAGTGCCGAAGATGGTGGAGCACCTATTGCTATATTAATCCAGTATGGCCACGGAACTGGCACTGGAGGCTATGTTCCTGGCAGAGACTTCATCAATCCGGCTCTTAGACCTGTGTTTGACAAGATCGCTGACGATGTTTGGAAGGAGGTGAGAAATGGCTAATGTTGAGGAACGCATTGTTCGGATGACATTCGACAATGCCACGTTCGAAAGAAAGATGGCAACAACTCTTTCCAGTCTTAAGAAGCTGGAACAAGCACTTCAATTCAAAGGTGCTCACAGAGGCTTTGACGGCATTAACGCGTCGATCAAGAAGGTTAAGTTTGATCCACTTCTCAACTCGGCTAGGGAATTAGATCGGTCCTTCCGCCTTCCAAACGCTCACCGAGGAATTGCTGATCTAGGCAGAACAGCAAGAGGCGTAAGCTTCAATCCTCTGTTTGACAATGCTAGAGAACTTGATAGAGCATTTCAGCTTAAGGGAGCGCAACAAGGTCTTGCTGATGTAGGTAAAGCAGCACACTCAATTAATATTGCTCCGATTGGTCAAGCGGTTCAAGCAGTTGGTAGCCAAATTTCTGGCATGAGTATCGCTGCTATTGCGGCGTTTGCTTCAATTGGCGTTGCTGCTGGTATCACTGCAGCCAAGCTTACTTCAGCTTTCACGTTTGGTCCGATTCAAGCAGGTTTCCAGGAGATGGAAACCAACATGAATTCGATTCAGACCATTCTTGCAAACACCAAGAGTAAGGGTAGTAATCTCGCCGACGTTGAAGATGCACTTCAGAATCTCAATACATATTCTGATAAGACCATTTATAACTTCTCTCAGATGGCAAAGAACATCGGTACATTCACCGCGGCAGGCGTTGGGCTTGATGAATCGGTTAACGCCATCAAGGGTATTGCTAACCTCGCGGCTCTTTCTGGATCAAACGCAGATCAAGCATCTTCAGCCATGTATCAGCTTTCCCAGGCTTTGTCTGCTGGTAAAGTTGGTCTTATGGATTGGAACTCGGTTGTCAACGCCGGTATGGGTGGCGAGATATTTAAGACTGCGCTGTTCGAGACCGGTAAGGCAATGGGGACCCTTGCTGAGGTTCCTCTAGATCAGTCATTCACCGAATGGGAAGCTTCTGGAAACAAGTTCCGAGATTCTCTTTCGGAAGAGTGGATTGATAAAGACGTTCTTTCCACGACGCTTGAGGCGTTCTCTGGAGATCTCTCTGAGGTTCAGCTTCGTGCTCGTGGATTCAGTAAAGAATCAGCAAAGATGATGGCTGATCTTGGAAAGCAAGGCGCAGAAGCAGCGACGTCGGTCAAGACTTTGACTCAGCTTATGGGTACAGTCAAAGAGGCCATTGGTACTGGCTGGGCTGATACGTTCAAGATCATTGTTGGTAACTTCAGTGAGGCTAAGTCCCTATTCACCAACATGAACAATTTCATTGGTGGATTTGTTGAAAAGTCTGCCGAACACCGTAACAAGATGCTTTTGGATTGGAAGGATTCTGGAGGTAGATTACTTCTACTCATCGCGTTCAAAGAAGGCATTCAGAATCTTTTGGAAGTTTTGAAGCCTATCAAAGAGGCTTTCAGGGATATTTTCCCTCGGACCACAGCCAAAGATCTTATTGCCATGACGCAGGCTTTCTTCAGGTTTGCGCAAGCGTTGAAGCCTTCTGAAAAGACTGTTGAAAACACCAAGCGTATATTTAAAGGATTGTTTGCCGCGCTTGAAATCGGTTGGACTGTTCTTAAAGAGGGCGTCAAGTTCATCGCCGGATTGGTTGGTGCACTCACCGGTCTTGGGCAAGGTAACTACCTGAAGACCTTTGCTACAATTGGTGATTTCTTCACTGATCTCAACGAAAAGCTTGTGGCCGGTGGTGGGATCAAAGATTTCTTCGAAGATCTTGGAGATCGCGCTAGAGCTGTAGCTGATATTCTGGGTCGCCTCAAAGATGTTATATTTGGGGTTTTCACTGATTTCAACGCAGCTCAGTTCGAGACTATTGGCGGATTGTTCGATCGGCTCAAGGAACGAATTAAAGATTTCTTTGGTGTCTTCCGTAGTATTGGTGATGCCGCTTCGGGTGTCTTTGGACCACTTGAAAAAGCATTCGACGGAATCATGGGCATTCTTGATAGATTCATTGAGAAATTCGGTGGATTCTTCGAGAAACTTGGTCAGAAGATCGCCGATATTATGGGTAAGCCTGATTTCTCCAAGGTTCTTGACGCGGTTAACACCGGTCTTCTTGGTGGAATTGCGTTGCTTATTTCCAATTTCTTGAAGAAGGGTATTAGTGCCAACTTCAACTTCGATGTTGGTCGAGGTCTTCTTCAGAAGCTTGGCCAGACGTTTGATACGTTGACTGGCACTCTTAATACCTTGCAGCAGAACATCAAGGCCGACACGCTTATGAAGATCGCTAAGGCGATCGCGGTGTTGACTGTTTCTGTTGTTGTCTTGTCTCTGATTGATTCAAAGAAGTTGACAGCGGCTTTGGGCGCAATGGCCGTTGGCTTCGGTCAACTCATGGCTTCGTTTGCACTCATCAACAAGTTGGCTGTTGGCCCTAAGGCCGCGGCTAGTTTGAACTTGACTGCTGCTGCCATGGAAATTATGGCTGGTGCAATTCTTACTCTTGCTGGTGCTGCGTTTATTCTTGGTAAGATGGACTGGGGCGAATTGTCGCGAGGATTGACTGGTATCACAGTACTTCTTACCACCATCACGACGGCAGCGATTCTTATTTCCAAGTATGCTAGTAGCTTCATTTTAGCTAGCGTTGGAATTGTAGCTATATCTGGTGCCTTGCTTCTTCTGGCCGGAGCTGTTGCTCTGTTTGGTCAGATGGACTGGGGCACAATGGGTAAGGGTCTTGCCGGAATTGTTGGTAGCCTTGTCGCCATTGGTGGGGCTATGCAATTGATGCCAGCCACTTTGCCTATCACCGCTGCAGGATTGGTTCTTGTTGGTATTGCTCTCAATGCCATTGCCGCGTCCATGAAGATATTTGCCTCCATGGAGTGGAGTGAACTTGGTAAAGGATTTGCTGCCATCGCTGCAGGCCTTGTTATTATTGCGTTCGCCATGCAGATGATGCCTCTTACTTTGCCGTTGACGGCCGCAGGACTCGTTCTTGTGGGAGAGGCTCTTCTTCTCATTGGCGCTTCCATGAAGATATTTGGTTCTATGGAGTGGGATGAGATTGGTAGAGGTTTGGCCGCTATGGCTGGAGCTTTGCTGATCTTGGGTGTTGCTACCAATGCCATGAGTGGGGCCATTGTAGGCGCTGTCGCGATTGGTGTTGTTGCTGTTTCGCTCATGTTGCTTGCAGGGGTTCTTCAAACCTTTGCTGCTATTAGCACTGATGATCTCAAGACTGCTCTCATTGGTATCGCGGTCGCGTTGACCGTCATTGGTGTTGCAGCCTATGCTTTGGGAGCAACTGGCGCTACGGTAGCTATCTTGGCTCTTGGTGGAGCGTTGTTGGTTCTCGGTGCGGCTTTCGCCTTGATTGGTGGAGCTATGTACCTCACCGCCGCGGCTATGGAGAAGTTTGCCAAAGTCGGTGGAGACGCGATGGATGTCTTCACGCAAATGCTCGTTCAATTCGGTAAGAATCTTCCAATGATTGCCAAATCGATTGTCGATGGCGTTATTGGTTTGATTGAATCACTTATCGAAGGTGTTCCAGCGTTGGTCGAGCTTCTTGTCGTCATCGCAACCGCGTTGATTGATGGTTTGACAAAGCTCGTTCCTAAATTCATGGCGTTTGGTCAACAAACCATTCTTGGTATTCTTTCTGGAATCAGGAATATGGCTCCGGCGCTTATTTCCACAGGGTTCTTCGTTCTTAACAAGTTCCTTGAGGGGCTTGATTCGAACATTGAGACTATCACGAACTCAGTGATTTCTATTGTCCTTGGCTTCATTGATGCACTCACGGAACGAATGCCTGAGATCACTGAAGCTGGCGCCAATCTTCTCATCGCCTTTATTCGAGGGGTTACTGAGCAAGTTGACGATATTATGGACGCGGTTACTGATTTGATTATTACGTTCATTGAAGAACTCGGAAAGCATTACGGTGAGATCGTCGATGCTGGCGCGGACATGCTTATCTTGTTCATGTTTGGCATTGCGCAGAATGTGTACAGAATTGTTGGCGCAGCCACCTTGATCATCACTGAGTTCATCAGGGTCATTGGCGAATCGGCCATGAGAATTCTCTTTGCTGGCGTTAAACTTATTCTTGATCTTCTCCATGGTGTTGCGACAGCTATTCCTTTGATCGCTAAGGCGGTTGGGGACGTGGTTGTTGCATTTATTGAGGCACTTCGTTCACAGGGTTTGAGAATCCTGTTTGCGGGGACTCAGATGATCATTGATTTGATCAAGGGTATTGGTCAATCAGCCAAGAAAATTATTAAGGCTGGCGTTGACACCATTATCAGCTTCATCGAGGGTTTGGGTAAGAACGCACTTAAGCTTGCCAAAGCCGCAGCAGATGTGATCATCGATTTCGTCCGAGGACTCAGGAAAGCCATTGATCAAAAAGGTGGAGAACTTCGTGAGCAGGGTCGCTTGCTTGCTGGTGCCATCATCAATGGTATGACTGGTGGACTTGCCGGAAGAGGCGCGGAAGCTGTTAAACGAGCGGTTAGTGCGCTTGCCGATAAGATTCCAGGATGGGCAAAGAAGATTCTTCATATCAATTCACCTTCGCTGGTCTTCAAAGAGATCGGTTCGGGAATTGTTGAAGGTCTGGCCTTGGGTATTACTCCTACGACGGAACTCAAGAAGCGAGTTGAAACTGTTGCTCAGAGAACAGTTGATGCAATCAAGAATGCGGTCGATATTCTCGGTACTGACACCGAATTCAATCCAGTTGTTACTCCGGTTCTTGATCTGACAAAGATTCAGAACGATGCGGGTAAGATTGGTAAGTTTATGGAGAATTCAAAGATGTCACCAGTTTTCTCGTTGGATCAGGCTCGTGTAATCTCTTCAGCTACGACAAAGCGTGATACTCCTGAAGATAGTGTTGCTGGTGTGTCTTCGGGCGGTGTCAATTTTGAGCAGAACATCTATGCTCCGACAAGGCTGAGCACGAACGATATTTACAAGCAAACTCGTAACCAGATTGTGATGGCCAAAGAGGAGTTGCGTATTCCATGAGAGTCACAAGCATTGCTCTATATTCAGACACGACAGAAGAACCGATCACGTTTGGCTTAGGTGATGCTGATCGATCGACTCAATATTTGGTACGTGCTATCACAGGGCTGGATGCCGAAGAGATTATTCCGAAATTCTATGCAAGCGGGCTGGAGACAGGACCAAAGTATTACGACTTTGGATTGAAACCAAGAGATATTGTTATGCGTATTGTGTTAGAACCACGTTTTCAATCTGATGACTCTTATGCGGACGTTCGGGATGAACTCTATCGGCTTATTTCTCCATCAAGAACTGGATTGATCACCATTCACTTCATGTCTGGTGGAACGACAGTTGCTCATGCTAAAGGACATGTTGTTAAATTTGAAGCTGTTCACTTCAGCCAGAAGCCTGAGGTTCAATTGACAATTCGTTGCGATGATCCGATGTTGAAGGCTATCAATCCGGTTCGTCTTGGACCAGGCGAGTTGAGTGCGTCTAATCCCATCATTATCCCAGATAGCATTTCAACCGCACCGCATGGCTTCCATATGCATGTGGTTTTCACTCAACCTTCATTTACATTTACGCTTCAAGACAAAGAGGCAGATCCGGAATGGTTGTTCCAGCTTGTTCCTAGTGGTGGCTTCTTGGTTGGAGATGAACTTCATATTTCAAGTGACTTTGCCGCGAATCATCTCTATATCGACCGATCAGGAGAGATCATTCACTTGGTGGATAGGTTGCAACCAGGATCGGTGTGGCCAATTGTGTTTCCTGGAGCAAACTACCTCTATAGCCTAGAGGTCTCTGATGGTGTGTTCATATTCGACTGGATTGACTTCGAGTACTATCCGGCTTATTGGGGGGTGTAGGTATGAATGTATTTAAATTCACTCCTATCACAAGCCCGACCTTCCTTGAACAAGGGCAAATGATCCCTAAGCCTGATAGTATCATGTGGACAGAGCGATATCGTGATCCTGGTGAGTTCGAGATTGTTGCGCCACTCAGTTCAGGCATGAAAGAGTTTCTTCCAGAGGGAACAATTATATCCCATGTAGATACCATGGAAGTAATGATCGTCGAGAATCATGAGATCTCCGAAGAACCTATGGAAGATCCGATCGTCACTGTCACTGGTAGAAGCTTTGAATCTTTCCTTGATAACCGAATTGTCGGAACAGATCAAGCAAGAGCTTCTTCGACAATTGTTCCGTATGAGTTATTCGGTAACTCGACCTGGCATCAGACCGTCGCGATGATCAATTCACATATTGTGGATCCATTTGGCGATTATGATGGAATTCCTTACGTCGTCGCTGAGCATTCTATCGTGGATCCAGTAACAACCACTACCGAGGAACGCACTATTGACCGTGGCGGTCTTCATCAGCGAGCATTGGAAATACTGGCTGTAGATGATCTAGGTATCAAGACGATTCGTAGAAGTCCTTTCCCTGAATACGGTGGAGATGATACGAATACGACTTTGCAGGTCCACAACGGAATTAACCGAATCAATGACGTTGTGTTCTCTTGGCGAAAGGGTGATATTGAGAGCGCAGAGTATTTGTTCAGCGCAAAGAAGCTCAAGAACTCAGCTCTGATCCAAGGTCGCTATGTTCAAACCTTTGTGGATCTAGGTCCAACTCGATACAACCGTCGTACGATGATTGTCGATGCAGATGATATTGATGGGCACTTTGACGCTGCTCCAACCGGTACCGCGTTAGCTCTAGCGCTTGTGGCGATGCAGACTAGAGGCCGACAGGTTTTGAAGTCTCAGAAGCGAGTCACAATTACTCAAGCTGATGTTTCGAACATGGCTCAGTTTCAGTATCGTAAAGACTATAACATTGGAGACATGGTTACCGTTGAAGGCAATTTTGGTCAAACACAAGCCATGAGAGTCATCGAGTTTGCTGAGATTGAAGATGAGAACGGAAGAAGTGCACATCCGACCTTGTCTGTTCCTGATGCCGATGAAACAGAAGTTGCTTAGGAGGAACATGGAAACAGAACCGACACCCGCCTATTTGCAAGGTAATACCTATGACACACTCAAGAAGATTGTGGAAGTTGGGCTTCCAATTCTAGGGAGTTTTTGTTTTATCGTCGGTTCCATTTCAAACGCTTCTCATTTGACAGAAATTCTAGGATTCTGTTTGGTTCTCACGGCATTACTTGGGGTGACGCTGCAGATCAGCTCAAGTCGTTATCAGAAGGATAACCAGGGTGAACTGGTCGTGCATACCGACGCCGATGGGGTTAAGTCGTTCTCGTTGCAGTTACCGAAGGAGCCAGAGGAGTTAGCCCAGATGGACAGGGTCTCTTTCAAGGTACAGCCAGCCAATTACTTAGACGAGTAGGGCCTCGCAAGTTAAACAGGGCTTATAATGAGACTACGAAAGGATACTAATGTTTGGAAAGAAGGCCCACGCCCTCAACGAACCAATCGAACAGATTCTTGAGGAGATGAGACAATTTAGCCCGGAGACCCCGGAGTACCGAGAGGCAGTGAACCACCTGGAACGACTGATGAAGCTGAAGAACGAAAGTTCTCGCCGAGTCAGTCCAGACATGATGGCGCTTCTGATCGGGAACTTCGCGATCACCATGGCAGTGCTCAAATACGAGAGATTCGACGTGATTACGACGAAGGCGCAAAACTTCCTTCTGAGGAAGTAAACCCGGAAGTAGTGAAAAGCTTAGAGGCTGTGTGAAAGATTACACGGCTTCTTTGCTTTTCGCTGCTTCTACCGGGATTCTAATTTTTGCTGACCAATTTCTGAGAAAACACCCCTCTAAATCAAGCTGTAACAAAAATTCAAAATGGAAGTTGGGTAAATGTCCCAGAATTAGGGTCGAGCGTCTTAGAACGCGAAATAGAGGCCTCTCGTCGAAATGTCCGGTTTTTTGGGTCAAAAAAATCCCGGGGGGAAGATTCTGGAAAAAGCTTCGCAATATTTACCACTCATATAATGAGACCTACTTAGGAGGAATAATGGAAAGGCAAATTGATTGCCCAGAATGTGGAAGTGACTGTACCTTCCCACTACCGGAAACGATGTGGGAAAGGTTCTGCAGTGACTGCCCAGCAGTTTGGGACATTCGATCGGCTGAAGAAATTGCGGCTGAGCAGATCTGAAGGATTTGCCCTACGGGGCATTTCCTTTTCGCAAGTTTTACAGGGTATATAATGAAATCAACCTAAAGGAGTAATTATGATGGACGAACACGACGTTCGGTACCTCACCAATGCTTTGAAGGAGAATCTCCCAAAGATCAACGAGATCCATCGCAAGATGTACGCCATACCACACGAAATCGGCACAGCCGAGGTGTTGGAACTGCGCGAACTCTTGGAGTGGAATCGTGTCTGGATCGAGATGCTCAACAAGGCAGTGATGGACGCACCGAAAAGTCGACGCCGTCTTCCCCTACCCTGGAAGTGATTGAAAGGATCGTCCCTACGGGGGCTTTCCTTTTCGCAAGTTTTACAGGCCATATAATGAGACTATCTGAAAGGAAACTCATGGCACGTACATTGCAAATTGGCGTGTCCAAGCCATCGGCGGATACGACTCCCGAGCAGGAGCACGCTTCGTTCGAGCACAAGGTTGCAGTAGTGACCGGTGTGATCGAGAAGAGTGTCAAGCGCGTCGGGATGGTCGTGTGTGCCTACGTGGTACTGGACACAGTCCGGCAAGTCGTTGTCAAGGCAGTTGAACTTGAACGATGACTCTAGAGGGAGCCCTTCGGGGCTTTCTCTTTTTCCTCGCAAGATTTACACGTCTTCTAATGAGACCAATGAAAGGAACGATCCTGAAGTATTGGGATTAGAAGAGTACAAGGAGTTGTATGAGTATTATGAGTACTATACAGTTCCTGTGCTTTTCCTTTTCGCAACATTTACAGCTCATATAATGAGCCACTACAAAGGAGAGTAATATGTGGAAAGACAAGCTCAAGCAGAAGTGGAACGAGGACCCCATCACATGCATCGCGGTTGGATCAGGCGCAGTATACGCTGCTGCAGCCCTGCTCAACGCCGTGAGCGCGATGAAGGGTCGTTCCGCTTACGCCAAGCAGGTCGACTACCGCGTCAACACCCCGCGGTGACTCAATAGGATTGCCCCTTCGGGGGCTTTCCTTTTCGCTCGCAGATTCTACAGGGCATATAGTGAGACTACGAAAGGAAACCAATGGACCTAATGACTGTAATTCCGATCTTGTCTTCGACACTTGACATGTGCGAGGAGTTGAACAACGGAGTTCGTCCAGAACTTGAGGAGAACCAGACTTGGTTCGTCTACATGGGTAAGGACGAGGTTCCGGAGATTATCGACTCCGAGGGCTTGAGCAAGTTCAGAGGCAAGCCGGAAGTGAAGGTCGTTGTCCGGCATTACCTGCCGTGACTCAATGGGATTGCCCCTTCGGGGGCTTTCCTTTTCGCTCGCAGAGTTAACGGCTCATATAATGAGACCACCCTACCGAGAGGTTAATAATGGAAACCGAAATGATGCAGGACCTGGCTGATGAAGCCCTGGACATCTACGAGCAAGGCATTGACGTCCTTCTGAGGAAGAGTGACGTGAGGAAGATCTTTGTTGTCATCGTGGCAGCAAACGTCGTCTCACTCACCGCCGCAGCGGGAGTCAAGGTCCTCGTGATGCACCAGCTTCGTAAGCGAGGCCTGGCCAAGGTGACCTACGACTTCGACAAGAAGGAGTAACTCAATAGGATCGTCCCTACGGGGACTTTCCTTTTCGTGAAAGGAGGTCAAGTTGATTTAGATGGACGTCACTCCGTATATACCACAGGCGAAATCTATTGCTAGAAGAAGCGCCAAGAGGTACGGATGGAAGTATTATGATGAATTTGTGTCCACGGCATTGCTTGCCTTGGTTCAAGTGGCGGAGAGATACGATCCAGAGGTTGGTCCATTTGAAAACTTTGCTGCATCTCGCATTAAAGGCGCAATCGTAGATTATATTCGTAAAGAAGCTACAGCTAGACGCCATTCGTCAGAGAGAGCATATCGCGGCGGTAGTCGTCCTGAAGAAGACGATGTTATTCTCTCTCTTGATCATCCTGCTAGAGACAAACACAATAACCCAACAGACACAACGTTTCTTGACGTTACCGAAGATCCTTTTCCAACACCAGAAGAACTCGCAATAAGAGAAGAGGATCACAGAGAACTTTGGGCTTGGTTAAAGAAATTACCTGAGCCTCACAAGTCGATTATTCACGCTTGCATCATTGACGAGATGACTCAAGTCGAAGTTGGTGAGTTGATGGGTCGACATCACTCTCGTGTGTCTCAGCTTCAGACAGAAGCGCTCTTTCTTCTACGGTGGAGTTATGATATGGGCGCGATGCCAGATGTTCCTGAACGAAGCAATCGATCCAAGTGGGTGTATGATCCTCGCAAGATTAACAGATGATATAATGAGAGAAGAGGTGAGACACGCATGAGTAGGAGAATTACCTACCCACCTGGTGCGGGATAAGAACCGCTAAATCACAGTTTGCACTGGGCTGTGATACCCCAGCTTCTCTCTTTTTATTTTTTCGTGTAAGGGAGGGTTATGCAAACAAGAGAAGAACTTGAGGACCTGATCGAAAGGACTGAAGAAGCACGCCTTAGAGTTAGTGGTGACCGACGATATTTGACTGGCGCACAGATGCAGCTCAACGCCAAGAGAGAACAGCTTACTTGGCAGATCGAGGCAAACATAAGACAGATGGATAAACTCAGAGGCGAAGAAGAAACTTTGATCGGTCAAATCAAATTGTACAAGACGATGCTACAAGGAGCACCGGATGGCACCTGATTTTGAAGTTGAGATATATTCTCGTCGTGGTTTCTTTGGCAAGCGATATTACTGGCGGCTCAGGTCAACGGACAACGGACAGATCGTAACTGCTTCTCGCGGTGGTAAAGGCTCTGGATACGCTAACCCCAAAGATTGTGCGCGCATGGTTGACCGCATATTCCAAGAGTTGTATCCAATCGTTCAGGTTTCCTGAAGCCTCGCAAGATTTACCGTTCATATAGTGAGAGAGAAATTTAAGAGAACCGGTTCTCACTTTTTTCTTTTTCCATCAACTAAGGAGGCATTATGTATACTGAATATCATGCTGTAAATTATCAACCGCCTCAGCCTTACTACCAGCCGCTGCCGGTCGTGCATTACTACGTCCCCAAGCGTCGGTACGGGTTTTGGAATTTTGTTCTTGACATCACCTTGATCTGCCTCACCTGGGGTATTTGGATCATCTGGATTTTCATTAGGGAGCTGCGCAACCTGCGATGACTAAATTAGCTGACTTCGTTACGCTGGTAAGAAAAGGTACAAAGCAGAATTCTCCAGTTATTTTGTCTGCTGCAGCGGGACTAGGCACGATCGCGACCGCATATTTGGCGGGACGAGCTTCGTTCCAGGCTGCAGAGCTTATTCGTTTGGAAGAAAGTGGTGAACCTCATCCAGATTCATCAGAACGATTCAAGGAACGATTCCGTCTTGTATGGCACCTTTACATCCCAACCGCAATCTCAGCAGGGGCTACGATCGTTTGTATCGTCGGGGCAAATCGAGTGGAAGCTAGCAAAACTCTTGCCGCTCAAACTGCGTTCGCCGTCTCTGAACGAGCATATTCTGAGTATCGAACCAAGGTCATCGAGCAATTCGGTACTGACGAAGCTGCCATCGCTAAGGGTAAGCGTAAGGATCAGTCCATTCGAGATTCAATTGCGGAGGATCGAGTAAAGGAGAATCCGCCACCGGATATTCTGGTGTCGGGTCCTGGTAACGTGTTGTGCTGTGAGCTGTTCACAGGTAGATATTTTGCCAGTGATATGGAGACTTTGCAGAGGGCTGTCAACAAGCTCAACGCGAAGCTCTTGATACACGATATTCAGACGTTGGATGATTTCTATTGGTTAATCGACGTGAGACCGACGGGATATTCTTCTGAAGGAGGCTGGGAAGCTCCAAGGTTGTTGGAACTGGAGTTCACTTCCATCCTAACCGAAGATAACAGACCGTGTTTGGCGTTCAATTACAACTATATCAAACCTTTATAGGAGGAATAATGAAAAAGCTAACCTATGTTGCGTTGGGAGGTGCGCTTACTCTCTTAGGAGAGTTTGTGCTTTTTGCTAAGCTTCTGGAGAAGTCCCCCAAGTTCAGAAATTTAATGTATGACGGTATTGCTGAAGGCGGTCGTCGCGCCATCTATGGACCGCGTTATCCTTACGACCCAAAGTACGGTTATCTTCCACAGACCACTTATTCATCCAGGCCTGGTTATCAGAGGGCTCGGAGGTAATAATGGACAGGGTAGAAGCGACAATCTCAAGAGCGATGTTTCTCAAGGAAAGGGGGTACTCGAACGCTGAAATTGCGTCGCAAATGCGGTGTAGTGAACGCGCTATTCGAGGCCTTCTTTCTGCAGGTCGCAAGAATAACAGCTCCTTTAATGAGACTACAAAAGGAGCAAACGTGGAAGAGCTAGTTAAGGCTGTCGAGAAGACAGACATTGACCTGCCTATTCCGCATCAGCTCGGTAAGCTTCTGACCGGTGTTATCGTCGGATTCGGAGCTACCAAGTTGGCGGAGAAGGCATACGTGTCTATTCTCATGGCATACCGTGCCCGTCACGGAAGTTCAGCGTAGTACTAAGGAGAGCCCAATTCGGGCTTTCCTTTTCGTTTTCAAGAAAAGGAACATGAATGCTTAAGCTCCCCATTACATATGAGGACTATGACGGTAAGAGCGTCACCGAAGAGTTTTATTTCAACATGTCAAAGATTGAGTGGCTTCGATTCCAAGCCGAGTTTCATGGTGGATTCGAGGACGTGATCAAGAAGCTTGTTGAAGCCGAAGATTTGA